CGCTGGATGGGTTACGGTCAATCATTTCAAGATGCGAAATGCAATGTGCATATCTCCGGTCGAAAAGGCCCACAAGGCATCATTGATGTATTACCGAGACTCTCGCCAGAAGCAAGAAACACAATCACGATCGAAAACGACGAAATGTCCTGGGGTATCGACGCAAGCCTCGAACTTGCAGACCACCTTGCCCTCGTTCTTGACATACACCATCACTGGGTCAATAGTGGAGAATACATTCAACCCACCGACGATAGATTTAGTCGCATAGTAGATAGTTGGCGTGGTGTACGTCCTGTTATACATTACTCAGTATCACGTGAAGATGTACTTGTCGGACACGATCCTAACGTAATGCCAGATATGGAGCAGTTACTTGAACAAGGGTACAAGAAACAGAAACTGAGAGCGCATTCAGACTTTATGTGGAACAATTCTGTTAATGAATGGGCACTACAGTTTAACGACTATGCAGATATTATGGTAGAGTCAAAGGCTAAGAACCTAGCAAGTATTGCTCTTTATGAATCTATCTAATGTAGTTGTGCCAACTGCTGTGTTTTATTTTTAATTGTAAAAGTTCTTTGTTTTTGATTAGATCGTAGTAGGTAGGTTTGTAAGGCTCACGCTTGGGTTTGGGATATAAGGAATTGCCTTTCGATATATTACAGGGTGAACACGCTGTAACACAGTTCTCCCATCCATTCCTGCCGCCCCGACTGACAGGGATAACGTGATCAACAGTGCATTTATTCCTATGAGGTAATTGTTCATCACAGTATTGACAGGTAAATTGATCTCTTAAAAATAAATTATATTTTGAAAATCTTACTTTGGTGTTTTTCTTTACATAGTCTTTTACTATAACAACTGCTGGCACTTTTGTTTCCCAACTAGGTGAACTAATAATCCAGTCATCATACCATTCTAAAACGGTTACCCGTTCTAAAACCAACTGTTTAATAGATTCTTGCCAAGAAATTGTGCTTAATGGTAGTATAGAATATGGTTTGGCATCAGCATTTAATACAAGGGTGTCCACCGTTTTCCTCTTTTCCTACTCCGACACTAATATTTATAATAAATACTCTTGATGTTAAAAGAACTGAAAGATATTATTGTAGAAGCAGATACTAAACGTGCTGTGCTTGTTCTAAATCCACTGCCATACAGCAGAGATGCACTAGAACCAGTAATGAGCAAAGACAGTGTTGATTTACACTATGGAAAACTTTCCAAAGGATATGTTGATCGCTACAATAATAAAGAAGGTGACGATTCTTTTAACTTCGGTGGCGCACATTTGCACAATTTATATTGGGCACACTTGCAGCCTCCAGTATCAGGAAATACACCATCAGGTGCATCACTAGAATTGATCGATAAGAAATTTGGATCCTTTCAAAAATTTAAAGAAAAATTTGTAGATACCGCTAAAAAATTACAAGGAAGTGGTTGGGTATATATGGATATCAAAGGCAAGGTTGATACTATAGCAAATCAAGACTTTAAACCAGGAACACAAATTATAATGTTAGTTGATATGTGGGAACATAGTTACTTACTTGACAAAACTAAAGACAAGTATTTGAACGATATATGGCGCATAATTAATTGGTCAATAGTCAACGACAGATTACAAGGAGAATAAAATGTTTAAGTGGTTTAAAAATATTTTCACGCCAGCAAAAACTGAAGAGCCTTTAGTGCTTGATAAACCTGTTGTGTGGAAAAAAGCAGAACTAGCGAAATGGCCGAAAAAAGATCTAGAACATCTAGGTAGAGAACACGGCATTGAGTTAGACAGAAGATTAACTAAAGCAAAATTAGTTGATCAATTATGGAAAGCAGTAAAACCTAAAAAATAAGGAGATTACTATGTTAGATAAATTTAAAGGTTGGGTATCAAAGCGTTTCACAGAAAGAACTTCTTGGGACGGCGCGGCTCTAATCGCACTAGGTATTGTAGTATTAATTGCAAAACCTTTAGCAGGATTACTAGCCTATGCGGCAATCGCATATGGTGCTTGGACTATTTGGAAGAGTGAATAGTTGAATGCCACAAGCAGTAAATCTTACAGATTCTGCAGTTAAGCATATGGAAGGCTTAATTGAAAAGACCGGCAAGCCCATCGTTCGACTACAAATGAAGGGTGGTGGGTGTGCCGGATTTTCATATGATTGGCAGATGTCTGATTCTAAAGAACTAGATGATGAAGTGATAAAATTACCTAGCGGTGAATTCTGTATTGATAGTGCAAGTTTACTGTATCTAATAGGAACTGAAATAGATTATGTCGAAGAAGTATTTGGTTCTTATCTATCTATTAAAAATCCCAACTCAACATCAAGTTGTGGTTGCGGCGAAAGCGTAGGCTTTTAATTATTACCAATGATTATGTCTGCATTAGCAGGCATATCCCATATTTGTTTTTGCTCAACACCTTTGCGTTGTGCAAATCTTTTAGCGTCACACTCACTGCAAACGTGAAAGTAATTGTTGTTTAACCGGGCTCTGCTTATCTTTTTTAAATCCCTGGTAAATACATTGTCACAGTTATCGCATTTGAGTTTAACAATAGTTTTAGTACGTTTGTATACGTGTTCATTACCCAGTTTGCTCTTACGTTTGTGTGTAGTATCTTTTTGTTCTGTACCTAAAAACATAGTTGTATTTACTATTTTACATTAGGCTTATAGAATTTATTGATAAATATTGATAAGAAACAGAAGTTTTAGAGGATAAAAATGGCAAGACAAGTTATTGATACAGGTGCAGTAGGTAACGACGGAACCGGTGATAGTATTAGAGAATCGTTTCAGAAGGTAAACGATAACTTTAGAGAACTATACAGCTCATTAGGACTTGGTGAACGTTTAACGTTTATTGGACTAAATGATTCGCCTGCAACATATTTAGGTAATGAAGGTGCTGTTCTTGCAGTTAACTCTACAACAGATGCAGTAGTATTTAAAAATATCGTAGGTGGCGTTGGCGTTGCAATTGACGATACAACTAATCCAAGCGAGATTAGTATTTCAACAGAATTTAGTGAAATTTCAGGCGACACATCACCTCAGTTAGGTGGTAACCTGTCAGCAAGATCAGGTGGTAATCAATATAGAATTAAAGATTTAACAACACCTGTAAGTGATGATGAAGGCGCAAACAAAGGTTATGTAGATACAAAAATTTCTTTGCAGGGTACAGCCGCAATAGACCCTGAAACAGGACAAACAAATGCATCCTTCGGTACGATGGGCGGTCCTCTTATACTTTCAAGAGATCCAGAGCCTGAAGATGACACAGTATATGACGGAATGATTGCAGCAACAAAACGTTATGTTGATAGTTCATCATTTGGTTCAAGTGTAAACTTGTATGTTGCTACATCCGGGCAAGACGAACGTCCAGGTGTATCACCTGAACTACAAGGTAGAGCACTTGCATATGCATACAGGTCACTTGAAGCAGCATTAAAACGTGCAGAAGAAATTGTTTTAGATTCAGAAAAAGAAATTGGTCCTTACAAAAAGATTTTAACATTTAACAATGGTGCAAGTGATGTAACACTTTCAAATATTGACACATCACCAGATTCGGGAGTAGGATTTGCAGGTAATGTAACTTTAAGCGTTGACACTATTAGTATTAGAACTGTAGGTGCAAACTATCTACCAGGTGATATTATTGAACTTGACGGCGGAACAGGAAGTCCTGCAAGATACGAAGTATTAAGCACTGCTTCAACACCAGGTGCACTTGTTACATTTAGGCAGATTAGTTCAGGTAACTATTCTGTATTACCAGGAGCAAGTAATGTTGCAACAAAATCTAATTCACAGTTTGGTGCAGGTGCAACATTTGATGTAACATATAGAGTTGCAGGTGTAACAATTACCAACAGTGGTTCAGGATACAGTTTAGTATCAGTTAGAATTAACGGTGGTGGCGAAACCAGAGGAGGCTTTGGTGTTGCACAAGTTGTAGCAGGTGAAATTACTACAATTGAAATTACGGACCAGGGTGCAGGATTTACAACAATACCAAATGTTGTTGCTGACCTTCCAAGATTTTTACTAAGAACAGACGGGCAACGTACAGACTTTACAGGTGATGTTTTAACTGACACAGATGTTGCATTTAGAACAAGAGATATTAGAGAAGGACTTTACCTACGTGGTGAAGACTCCGGAGCACTTGCACAGATCCTAGGACACACTGGTGCACTTGATAGTAGTGGTAATGAAATTTTTGATGTTGATATCAAGTATGGTGACTTCCAACTTGGTGAAGTAATTGCATATGGTGATGTTAGTAATCAAATTAATATTACTATTAAAGTTGAAAGTGGTATCTACGAAGAACATTACCCATTAAAAGTTCCACAGAACGTATCAATTGTTGGTGATGAATTTAGACGTTGTATTATTAGACCTAAGCCAGGAACTTCTAGTTCGCCTTGGGCTTTTCAAAAGTTTAGACGTGACACTGTAATTGACGGTATGACCGTTACAGATAGATTATATGGTTATCATTATTTGCACGATACTGGTGAACCTGTTTATCCTAAGATCGATAATCCAGGAAATTATAAACAGTCTGCAGAACTATTAAAACTTAACAAAATTTTTATTCAGAACGAAGTTGTTGAATGGATTGACAATCAAATAGCAAATAGTATTGCACCATTTGATCTAACTTTCCAATATAACAAAAACTTATGTAAGCGTGACGTAGGCTTACTTGTTGATAGTATGATCTTCGATCTGAAGTATGGTGGTTATAACAGAACCATCTCAGCAGCACTAAAATATTTTGAAAGTGTAAGTGCTAGAAAAGCAATTACTGAGCAATTATCTGAAACTGTTGCAGGTATTAATAGAATAAACTATCTTGCAAGTTTTGTTGTAAACAATAATCCTGTCGGAACAACTTTTCAAACTACATTCCCACAAATTATTGATACAGCATTTGTAAAAGAAACAGGAACAGAAACAGTATTTGATAACTTGATTACAGCAGTAATTGATGTAATTAGTAGTTCAGGTAGAGTTAACTATCCGCAAGAAAACCAATTCCTTGATGTGTTTTTAGCAAACGATGCTGTTCGTTGGCAAGGTATTACAATGCAAGGACACGGAGGCTTTTCTCTTGTACTTGATCCGGAAGGACAAATACTTGCTAAATCACCTTACGCACAAGAATGTGCGTCATTTAGTAAATCAATTAATAAACAAACATTTGCAGGCGGTATGTTTGTTGATGGATTCTCAGGTAACTTACAGTTTGAACACTTAACTTCAACCTCAGACACAAGATTAGGCGTCGGTGGATTAGATAGATTCCCGCAGTTACCTGCATCATTTATTGTTGACGATGCTGTATTTAGAATCAACTATGTTAGAGACTTTGTATATGGTGCTGATGGTTCAACTGCAACATTTGTACTTGATGAAACTACACCGTTTCAACGATCTGCAGGTTATCAAACACTATCAGGTATTACAGTAGCCAACCCTGGTGTGTTTACAAAAAATGACCATAGACTGCAGGCTGGTGCAATTGTTAGATTTAGATCTCAAGGCGGAGCATTACCAGCACCGCTTGTAGCAGACAGAGATTATTATGTCTTTGAAGATGGGTTAACTAACAACACATTCCAAATTAAAGAAGATTTTGATGGTGACGTTCCTGTCCAAATTACAACAAGCGGTTCAGGAACTATTCAATATTTAAGAATTTATGAAGTATTGATGCCTGGTAACAGATCAATGCTATCAAATGACTTTACACAAGTTGCAGATATGGGTTATGGACTTATTGCAACTAACGGTGGTTTGACAGAATCAGTTTCGATGTTTACATACTACTGTTACGCATCTTACTATTCAATCAATGGTGCGCAGATACGTTCAGTAGGCGGATCGTCTGCACACGGTATATATGCTCTAGTAGCAGAAGGTTCTGATCCATTAGAAGTTCCAACACCGGTTACACTGTTTAATGATCTTGCACAAAGAGTAGACTCATATGCTCCTACTCCTGCATTTGCTTCAACATCAAACGGCTTATTTGTATATGTAACAAACTATGATTATACTCCGTTAAACAACTCAGAACTTGAAGTCGATCACGGAAACTTAATTTATAGATATCCAGTTACTTCGGTAACCACACAGGATCTACCAGATGGCGTTGCAAGACTTAACTTAACATCTGACGAAACAGGAAACTTTGACGGACTATTTGCAAGTATTCCAGATGGAACTAAAATGTCATTGCGTTCAAACTCGCAGGTTATTTTAACAGGTGATATTGTTAACGTTGCAACAAGACCGTCAACAGGTTTAAAACTTAATGAATCATCAAACGTTTATCGTGTTCTACAGTTTGAAGACTATGCAGATAGTAGAGGTAATTTCGAAGTAACATTTACAAGTGGTGCTATTACAACACTTAGAATGTTAGCAACAATTACTGATACAGATAGCTCAAGTGATATCGCAACATTTGATAGGCCTCACAGATTAAGAAGAGGAGATACATTTACTGCTCAATCTACGCAGGTAGGTTTTAGTGTTGGTGTAACATACTATGTTATTGATGTTCCTAATTATAATCAAGTAATTTTTAGTACTTCGCCAGGAGGTGTTACACTTGGTTTAACAACAGGAACAGGATTAACTCTTAAAGGTATTATTCCTCACAAACAATTACGTAACTATATTTTTACATTTGAGTCTACTGGAGACTTACCAGAAGGTATCTTAGAAGGACAGAAATATTACGTTAAGGAAACTGGACTAACAGATACTACTTTCCAAATTGGAACGTCACTTCAAACAAACGCTATTGGTACTACTACAACTGGTACAGGAACTATTACAGCCAATGTTGAAGGACTTGGTAAAACAACACTTAGAGAAAACTATGACTATATTGACCTAACTCTTTATAAGCCAGGTGAGATAGTAGGAACTACAGGCGCTGGCGGGACATATTCTCCAGGACCGACTACTCCAGTAACAATTAGTATCGGTGCACCGGCTGTGTTTACAAGTGTAGGACACGGACTAACACAAGGCGATTGTATTGTTTTACAAACTACAGATAAACTACCAACAGGTATTAACGAACAGAATCATTACTTTGTTAATACCACACCAACAGCAGACACATTCACAGTAAGTTTAGAATGGCCTACATTGGCTGCTGCTGTACAACTTGAATCATTTAATCCACAAGCAGGTACACATTCCTATGCTAAAGTAAAAGGTTTAGCAGGTGATACTGAAATTGCTGTAGTTCCAGTTTCTCCTGCAGATAGATCAAGAGTACCTGGTTCAAGAATGTTATTCAAAGGTGAAGAATACATCATCGATACATACGAATCAGAAGATGATATTAACGTAGAACCATATGCAAGAATTACACTTAACAGACCTTTAGAAGATAGTTTATTAGATTTTGGTGCTACATACACAATGAGAAGTGCTGTACCAGCAAGATCTGGTGGTGCTGATGGTAACTTAACAATTAGAATTAGTTTGACTCGTGTTACATCACACGATTTACTAGACATTGGTACAGGATCATACGCAGACACCAACTATCCAAATGAAATTTACGGTCCACCTGTTAATGCAGTTAACGCAGCAACTGAAACAGATGAACGTGATGTAGGACGTGTGTTCTATGTAACCACTGACCAATTTGGTAATTTCAGAGTTGGACCTTACTTTAGTGTTGACCAAGGTACTGGTCAGGTTACGTTCTCAGCAGCGATTGCATTGAGTAACTTGGACGGACTTGGATTTAAACGTGGTGTTCCTATTGCTGAATTCTCAACAGACTCTGGAATGAGTGATAATGCTGTTGATACAGTACCAACAGAGAATGCTGCTCGTGTTTATATTGAAAGACGTTTAGGTAAAACACACAACGGTGCTGCGGTACCACTAGGTAACTTAATTCCACCATTAAGCGGCGGTTTCTTAGCACTAGATGGCGGCCTTCCAATGAAGGGTCCTGTGGATATGGATGTTACCAACAAGATTGTTAACCTTGCTGATCCTACTGATCCGCAAGATGCAGTTAACCTTAGAAGTCTAACATTTGAAAATATTCAAAACTTTGGCTTTGATGCTGTAAGTGCTAATCAGTTTATTGTATTTACAGGTACAGCACAAGAAGCGATTAACGTAAGTGTTGTAGGTGATATTGACTTTAATATTGATTCTACAGCAAATACAATTGATGCACAAATTAATCCAGATACAATTCTAAATGCTGATGTTAATAGTTCAGCAGGTATTGAGCAAAGTAAACTGTTAATGGAACTTGCAGGCACAAGTGCTGCTGCTCCTACAGGTACACAAGAAGATAAACAGGCAGCAAGTGGTGTTGCTAGTTTTGACGATGCACAATTTACAGCAAGTAATGGTTGGATAACATTGAAAGACAATGGTACTCCAAGAAGTGCATTAGCACAAGTTGCAGCAAGAAGTGTTATTGGTAACAACCAACTTACACCTGATGATGCTGCTGATGTTTCGTTTTCAACTGTTGTTGATAACGGTGGTGGTGTTAAAAAATCACAATATGGTACTATTGGTTTCTTACGTAGAACAAATGCTGTAAGTAATACTGATGATTTAGATTATACAGTTATCGATGCAGTAGCAGCATATACTGGATCTGGTGATAATAATACACTTATCCAAAGAGATAGTAACGGTGACTTTGCTGCTAACAATGCAGACTTTAGTACACTAAAAATTGATACAAAAACTGCTATTGATACAGGGACTGTTGCATCGGGCGGATTTATTAGACTTTATACCTATGGCGGTAATGGCGGTATTTACTTACAAGACGGTTCATTGTCGCAAGATAAAACTAACCAATATTGGAATAACAAACACGAATTTAAAACACAAGATGGTTTGAACAATGCACCTATTGTTGCTAGTTCGGTAGAAACACTTGTGCTTACAACAGGTGGTAATACAACAACAGGTCAAGTTACAGGTAGATGGTCACTTACAGGAACATCACCAAACGAATCAAGATTTGAAGCAACTTATGCTGCTGACCTTGCAGAATACTACGAAGGTGACAAAGAATACGAAGTTGGTACTGTACTAGTATTTGGTGGTGAAAAAGAAGTTACAACTACTACAGAACGTATGAGTAGAAAAGTAGCAGGTGTTGTTTCAGACAGAGCAGCGTATGTTATGTACAGTGCGTGTCCAGGATTGAAAAACCTAGTTGCACTACAAGGTAGAGTTCCTGTAAAAGTTGCAGGAAAAATTGAAAAAGGTGATACTATAGTAACTTCGCATATTCCAGGCGTTGCAGTTGCAACAGATGATCCTAAAGCAGGAACAATTATTGGTAAAGCAATTGAAGCATATGATAGTGATCATATAGGAACAATTGAAGTTGCGGTAGGGAGATCATAATGGCTATATTTGATAACAATATTAATCCAGGTAATCCACCACTCAATTGGCAAAAGATTCACGATGCTTTTGATATTATAAATCAAAACTTTACACAGATTGGTACAGCAATTGCTCAATACCGAGAAGTTAATATTATTAATATTGACCAAAGCAATCCTGTAAAAATAACTACAGATGGTGTCCACGAACTTACAGGTGGTACACGAATAGTAATTAAAACAACAGGTGTATCACAACTTGACGGTAACGAATATTACATAAAAGTTGATAGCGAAGATGAAGTTTTACTTTATACCGACGAAGCATTAACTACAGCAGTTGATGGATCAGCACACGATGGTTATCCATCATCCGGTGGTACATTACAAGGATTTTCACCATTTGCTAACCTAGACTTTGATGTATTTAGAAATAATATTATTCCTGCAGAAACAGGTAGATTTGATTTAGGTAGTTCAACTAAGCAATGGAGAGAAGTACATATTGAACCAGGCAGTGAAGTTCCTGGCTCAGAAAACAACGGACTATGGTTAGGAACTGCACAAATCAGAGGAGATGGAACAGCAATTACATTACCATTTGGTTCAACAATCTTTACAGCAGATGACGATGCTGATCCTGTGCCTATCTTAGATCCTAACAAAACATTTTTTAAAGAAGTACAGGTAGATAATGATCAAGTAGTTGTTGCAAGTGATTTTGTAGACAGTCTTAACTTATTAAGTGGTACAGCAATTCAAATGACAGTTGATAGTGGTGCTGAAAGTATTACTATTGATAATATAGGTGTTACACAACTTGCAGGAAGTACAGGTATTAGTGTAAGTGCTGCAACAGGAAATATCACATTAAGTAACACAGGTGTTACAAGTGTTGGTAACGGTAACACATTACCATCAGGTCTTCCAGTAGGATCAGGTATTGCAAGAGATAATACAACAGGTGTTGTTACACTTACAAACACTGGTGTACTTGATCTAGATGACGGGTTTGGTATTACACTTTCTAGAGATGACGCAACAGGTATTGTAACAGTAACCAATGCTGCTCCGGCAGTTAACACGTTTGGTACATTTTCAGTTTCAGGACAAGCAGATGTAAGTCCAGATAACACAGCAGATACATTAGAGTTTATACAAGGTTATGGTATTGTAATTACTACAGACGGTATCAATGATAGAATTACATTTACACTAGATCAAAATATTGATATTAACGGTTCAGTTTTTTCAGACGATTCAACACTGTTAGTTGATGCTGTAATGGGAAGAATTGTTGCAGATGTTTATGCAGATGTTTACGGTAACTTAACAGGAAATGTAACTGGTAATGTAACAGGTGATACTACAGGTTATCATACAGGTGATGTAACAGGATCTGTATTTGCTGACGATTCAAGTATTATTGTTGACGCTGTAAACGGCACTTTATTTGGTGACCTTACAGGAAATGTCACTGGCAACGTTACAGGTAACGTTGACGGCATTGTTGGAGGCACAACTCCGGCAGCAGTAACAGGAACTGTTATTACTGCTAACACAAATTTTGCAGGACCACTTACAGGTAATGTAACAGGTAATGTAACAGGATATCAAACAGGTGATATGACTGGTTCAGTATTTGCTGATGATTCAACTAAACTTGTAGATGCAGTAGAAGCAAAGATTGTTGGTCCAGTTGAATCAGATAATATTAGAGGATCGTTTATTGGAACAGTATTTGCAGATGATTCTACAGTAATATTAGATGAATTAGGTAATTTGAGGTACTATCCTACTACGCCAGGTGACTGGAATGGAGATGCTCCAACCACGGTAGGAGAAGCATTAGATAGATTAGCCACGCTGATCAAAACGTTGAACAGTGGAACAGGAGCGTAGGTAGATGGCAAAACTAACAGTAAACATTGGAACAAGTGCTAACGATAGAACAGGCGATAATCTACGCACAGCCTTTAACAAGA